CAATCTTGGGTTTGCATTTACGCCTTTGGTCAATACAATCTCACCGCCTTCGGCTTCTCCGTAGTGTTGACCGTTGCCGTACATTTGGATTCCTCCTTCAGCGTGAGAAGCACCTTGTAAAACCCCACCCCTTGCGAATTGTGGTGCGGCTGGTGGTTTCTGTGATGCAATAAACCCAATTTGAACCGCGCCAAATGCTGCGGCAATTGCTGCCATTGCTGGACCTAGTGCAACACCTGCAATTGGTACGGCTGCACCTGAACTGTAAGCCGCAATAGCTGCTTGTGCCGTCCCGATAATGGCATTAGTAATTTGTAGACCTTGACTTAAATTAAAGTTTTTTAATTCAAGTTGATACTTTTCCATCGCGGCTTTCTTTTCGATAGCCTTGATTTTTTCAGCTTTCTTTTCTTCCGATAATGTGCTGTTTTGAATAGCATTTATTTCGGCATTTGCTAGTCTATCAACGCCATCTATTCGCTGTTGATTGGCTTGCATAGCTATTTGAAGAACTCCCGTAATGGTACTTGCCATAGCTTCAGCCACTCCTATTGCTGCTTCCAAGTCATCATCAGTAATTCCTAACGCTTCCGCAAGTGACGGTACATAATCACCCCCCTCACCAAGACCCTTTGTAATCTTCGCTATTGCATTCTCAACTAACTTGAGATTCTTGAGTTCTTCATCGGTTATGATTCCGTCAGCACCTGCAATGCTAGTCATCAAAGCCAACTTAGTTTGAAGATACTTCAGACTAATCTTTGCCTTTGCATCAGCTAACTCTTGCTCGTTGTCAATTGACAATTCAGCCGCATCAATTTCTAGCTGCTCATTAATGCTGATTGCCGCTATTTTATCGGTGAACTCTTTAGCAAGTGCCGCCCTATCCATTTCCGCAATTTTAGCCTGGAACGCTGCCCGTTGCGCTAATTGCTTTGCGTACTTTTCTTCATCAACAGAACCAACCATATCAGCCGATGCGGTGTAAGCGGCTGTCTCATCGTCAATGTTAGCTATCTTTTGAAGTAGTGATTCACGCTCAATGAACGCTATCTTTTCTGCTCGTTCTTCCGCGTTCTCAATGCTTATGATTGCGTTGTTTTTTTCAACCTCTGAAAGTTCATCTATCAACTTGCGCTCATCCTCATAACCTTTAATTACAGCCGCGTTTGCTTTCTCTTGCGCTTTAATTTCGTCCTCCTTTGCTTTTATTGCCGCCTTTGAGTTCTTCAATTGTTCAGCCGCTTCTTGTTTTGTGATGCTGTTCTCTTTGGCTTTTAAAGTCCGTAGCTTCTTGATGTTTGCGGCTTCGATGTCTCCAAGTTTCGCTCTTTCTTCGGCTAACTTTTGCTCGTCCTCTTCCATATTTTCACCCAATTTAAGCTGCGCTTCTGTAATCCTAACTCGCTCCTTTTGTAGTGCAAGTTGTTTCTCCATTAGACCCTCCTGGATTGCGTTAGCCTTCTTAATAGACTCAAGCCTAACCGCGTTGCTTTTGGTTTCGTCCTCCGCTATCAATTGTAAACTAGCGACCTCCGCTTTTCTCTTGGATGTTTCAACTAGCAAATCACGCTCACTATCTCGCAACTTTTGCATCTGCTTTTCCAGTCCTGCGGCTGCCTTAGTTTCTCTAACTATTTCGTCTGCAATTCCTGAGAATGCGCCCTTTGCGGTTTCCGCTGCCTTTGAAAATTCACCGCTAAAGACTTGCGTTAATGCTTCGCCAAGCATTGACATTCTATCTGTTAAAACAGAAACGGTTGCGCCAATACCTGCTAGCCCTTGTGATAATAATTCAGAACCGCGTTTTGTTTGGGTTAAGAATGTAACAAGTGAACCAAGAGCAATAACTAACGCACCTATGCCCGTTCCAATGATAGCTAATTTAAGGACTTGTAAAGCACCACTAAATCCACCCGTTGCTACTGCGCTCGCTTTGGTTGCTGTTGCTTGTGCAACAATGCCATTTTTGAACGTTTGAACCTTCGTAATGACACTACCAACGTTTACACCGAATATGTTTATTTGACCAGCTGCGCCTTTCAAAGCATCTTCGTAATTACCTACATTCCTACGGTTATCACCTACGGCTTTCTCGTTTGCTTTGAGTTTGTCAGTAATAGCTTTGATGGTTGCCTCCATCCGTTTGCCCTCTTTCGAGTTCTCGCGCTGTCCTTTGCTTAACCCGTTGTATTCCTTTGTCAGAATAGATAGCCGCGCCCGTAGTTGCTCGTTTGAACCCTTCGCAGCATCTACTACCGTTTTGTTATTGGCGTACTCTTTATTGGATGCAGCAAGTGCTTTGGATGTCTCAGTCATTTTTAGCTTTAGACCTGCTTGTCTTGCGGCTAACTCTGTTGCGCTAATTGTTCCGTCCTTTGCCGCTTGGCTGTTGGCTTTCTGCTCCTCTTTTAACTTGTTCAATTCAAGCGTAAGCAATGCAGCCGACTTAGCAGAACTAGCCATTGAATCGTTCGCCTTCTTAATGTCCTCCGAGTTGATTTCAATATCAACGAGTATCTTCTTTTCTTCTGCCATTATTACGGTAATCTAATTAGTTCTACTTCTGTTGAATCTACTTGGTTCACTTTGTATTGGTTAATGTAGCTGAGATAAAAATAGCAGTTAAATCGGTCTATCCATTTGGGTTTGGTAAAGTCGATTTGATTAATGTCCGAAGCTGATAACCTCATCAACATCTCAACCATTTGAGGACGTTGGATTATAGCTGTGAGCGTTTCCCAATAAGTCTCTACTAAGTTTGACCAAAGTATCTCATCAAAATAAACCTCACTTGCGCTTGTCACGGTTGTTGCTCCGATTAGCTGAATTGGTACTGGGCTATCAGTTACAACCTTGTGAACTCCTATACGTGGCTTTCTAGTATTCAACTCATAATATTGACCAATGTTGATAGCGCGACCCGTTGTTGCTAATGGTGTTCCGCTACACCCTGGTTTTACGGTTACCGTGTTGCTGGTTGGTCTATCAATTACCATTACAATCTGACCGTTAATTGTAGTGCCTCCTATTGTTTGGCTGCCATTACAATCAGCGTATAAAAGTTCATCTCCCACCGCAAACTCAGTATTGGCTGCAAAGGTTACTGTTGTACCGCTTATTCCGCTTATTACTTCCTCCCTTGATTCCGATGTGTTCAAATCAATGAACGCTTTTGTCATTGTTTCTTGCATAGTAAAGATTCGGTTGCATAGTCCTAACGGTGCTTTGTAAATCTTCTTTTCACCTTCAGGCTTGTACTCACTTACAATCGTGTGCTTTCCTAAATCCTTTGATTCGGTTAGTGACGAATCACCCGTATCAATGCTGTATTCAAGAATGTTGTTTTGTTTGTAGCTTCCGTAGTTTGGTGTAATTTCTTCCGTTTCCGTTATGTCTACTTTATCGCTCCAATCTTCGCTTGTGTTGCTTGGTATGTCATCAAAGTAAACAAACTCAATGCTATTATTTGTCATATCAGGAATGACAATCAAAGAGAACGAATTGACCATGTATTTAATTAGGTCTAACTGCTTGAATTTGGAAGGTAGATTCTTTGAGAAGTTCCAAACAGAACCCCGAATGTAAACATCGTCAGGTACATTAGTAAATACAGCCGAATCAATCGTAACACCTACAAATCTTGAGCTTACTTCAATTGTTTCAAATAGTTCTGTGTTCGTTCGTGCCTTGATTGTTGCCGTGAAAGTTCCGTTTCCGAGCGCGTCAGAATGTGCGTAGTTCTTATTAAATTCAAGAAGCCCAACGTTGACAAATGTCATAACTAGAATACTTGTTCCGTTTAGCCAATTGGTAACAGTAAACTCAATAACAGCCGTGAATGTTTGGTCAACTGGCTCATTTGGCTGATAACCTGGGAATGGTACTTGAGGAGATGTTAGGTCATCCCAATTACCAAGTGATATTTGGTTATCGTTGTCAAAGAAGCCGCCTGTGCTATCGTTGTCGATTCCTGCGTACCAAAGAGTACTACCTGCTGCAACGTTGATTGTATGTGATGATACATTGCACCTAAATCCTTTTGATAATGTCCAAGCGTCTGAATGTAGAATTTCATCATTGACAAACGGCAACACCATCTGTTGATACAACGGAACTGAATCAAGTACGTTGGTTACCGTTAGCCCTATCTCGGAAAAAGACCTATCCACAAGGGTTTTCATAAACACGGAAGGAAACAACATTGAATGAGATATTGAACCGTTTAGATTCTTGACCATTCCGTAATCAATGTCAGGATAAACGTAGTGGCTTGTGTAATCGTTAAAACGGTTTGCGGTTACGTTTGCTAAGTTCTGAATGTGGTCTAAATCTGAAAGGTCTAAATCGGTCAACTCTTTGCCGCTTAGTAAATCAATCCAATCAGCGTTACCACCTTTAACCACTACGCTCAAACTATCCTTAATACTTTGCAATTCAGCAAAGCCGAATACTTGATAGATTCCATCAGTTATGATGTAGCACTCCAAACGTTCCCAGCGTGTTGTATCGGTTGAATTAAGTTCATTGGGTAATCCGAACACATCTAAGTTATTAGCTGTTCTTGGTAGCTTGAAAGTATTGGAGTAATACCCTTGTCGGCTTTCAATGTCCGTCAATCGGTTTACTCCGTAACTCATTACGATGACCTCTTTCTTTTCAAGGTCGCAAAGTTTACCGTCTATCCATAGTTCGGTCATAGCAATAGGCTAATTATTGATGATACTATTAACACTACTATAATCCACGCTAAAATTTCGCTAGGGTCTTTTAAATGTTTGTTCATTGTGTTTGGATTACGTCCTCAATAGCATACATAAAACCGAACTCATATTCAGCAAATGACTCACCACTACGAACCTTTCGGAATGTCTGCCTATCAATTAGAATTGGAACAAACCCAGCATCATCCCAAAGATACGCTTGTATTGCTTTGAACGCATCAGCCACAAAATCAGCCGACATTGGAGAAACCTTTCCCGTTGTAACGATTAAACCTTGATGTACCTCCTCAATCCTCGAATAACGCTTTTCTCCATCGCTATTTATGAATGACGAATCCGAACCTTTGCCCTGCTCAGTTTGCGCTTTACCGTTGAAGGTGTAACTCTCCCAACCTCCCGAAGGGTCTAACCAAACTAAGTTAGCGTTCTGACAATGTGGCAAATCTAAAGGGGTTGCAGCTATATCACTAACGTTGATTGTTATCGTACCTGTTAAAGTACTTGAATCGGAAAGTCTTGTTTGAGTCACTCCAAAAGTGTAAGTTCCTAAAGTTCCTTCAGGTATGTCAATCTCAAACTGTGGGAAATTATACGCTCCAAATGGAGATGGTAAAGGTTCAGCCGTTACCCAACTTGGAACAGTTCCAGTAAATGAGTAAAAGTATTGAGTGATGCTTTGCTCGAATTGGTCACCAAAGGTAGCCATTTCGAAAAGGTCGTAAGTTCTGTCTAGGTAAATTGCCATTATTGAATAGTAAATGTTGTGCCTATTTCTAAAAATCCAATTCCTCCCACATTGCCCGTTCCGGGTGTGGCGGCTATGTTGACAATATGCTCACCAAACTCAGCCGTATCTTGCCAAATCATTGAATAGATTGTTTTCCCGTTCTGAAAGTGGATTGGCTCACGTGCGTTTAGAATCTTACCAGCCGCATCATAAGCGGCTAGGTCATCTTGCTTGAACGTTCCGTTTAGTGCGTATCTAGTTGTATGTGATTCAAGTCCAACAAATAGAGCAAAGGGTATTGACATTTGGAAGTCGCGCCCTATTCGGGGTGCTTTGATTTCCTTAAATACGCTCTTTAAGAAACCACTTACATCTACCTTACAATTTCCATCTGCTCCACGAATAGCCGTGATACTTGCGACCAATCCATAAGGATAATCTGTAAATCCAGGGTGAGCAGCATCATAACCAGCGTATAGGTTAACAGGAACACGGGTTGAGATAACCGTACCGCCTGCTCCTGCGGTGTAAGTAGTATCTAACAAAAGAGCATTTCCCGATATTGAAAGCACCTTGTGAGTTCCTGCGTAGATTCCGCTTGGTATTATCGCGTTAGTCCCCACAATGAAGTTGTCAACGTTTGAAAGTGGCGAAATGATTAGTTGAAGATTACCTAAATAATTACCAGCCGCAACAAAAGTATATTCAGGAGCAAATGTGTAAATGATTGGTCTGTGAACTGAGTTCCAAAGGTTAGGTAGTGTAATTGCCATTATGCTTTTATGTCAAATGCTGTTACTATATTATCTGTTAATCCTTCAACCGCTTTCGATGCTATTAACTGAACAAACGCATCAAATTTATCTTGCTTCAATGCGTCCTCCAATAACCCTGAGTTCTGACCTTTGTGAGTTCTCCAAACCATGTTTCCCTCCTTTTGCATTTTGGTAGCTATTGCATAGGCTAGTGATTTAATCGGCTTATCAGTTGAAATTGGTTTTTCTTTAATCCAACTCTCTATTGGAGATATGGGTGGAAAAGAACCAGGTCTTCTTCCCCATATTAAAGTGTTAATGTAACCGTTAGCCAATATCTTAAACCCGTTATCCGTGTAGATTATCTCAACAGAATCGTGCAACCGCCCCGAACTATTGACTGCACCAAATTTGGTAATCCGCTTGGTTTTGATAGCGTTCTGAATGTCAGCCTTCGTCTGCTCTGCGAAGTTTCGCAATAGTATTTCCTCGTTAGGACTTAGCACTCAACTTGGCTTTTAATCGTCACGCTCAAAGTGTAACCGCTTACACCTTCCAATATTTGGTACTGTGGTTCTGAGCGAATTGAAGTAAACTCAATGTCAGAATCATAATCATCTTCTAACCTATCCAAGAAGTCTTGGCATAACAAATCCATTCGGCTAATGATACCCTCCCTCAATGCTTCATCTTGCAGCCCTTCATCCTTCTCAACGAATGAGAACAACAAAGGCGTAGTTCGTTTAAACGTGTCCTTTGGGTCGCGTTCTTGCGTGAATGGATATAGATGTATTCTTGGGTATGGTAACGCCTGAGAGTTAGCCGCATCGCTATTACGACCGTGAATAAATGTTCCCGTAGTATTCACAGCTTTAGCCGTGTCTCGAACCATATCTAGTAGCTGTTGGTAGGTCATTTTCGTTTATACGTTCGTGTGCAATTGGCTCGTTTTCCCTGTTCCTTTAAACAGCAATGTTTGAACTTTAGACTTGAGCCGCAAGCGCATTTATCATTTCTATGGATGACGTAATTAAATTTAATAGTGTCGTTCATTCTATCGGTTTGTCAGTCTTTGAATTGAAGTATTGGAGATTCTCACTATACTCCCGTTCCGTCTTTTCAAGTAGTAGGGTTGTGTAGATGTCAATTGCTTTCTTCTCAAGGATTGGGTCGTATTTGAGAACGTCACCTTTCGCAAGCGCGTGTAAAGTGGCGAACCATCCGAACTGTTGTATCTTTTCAATCCCTGCGGCAATCTCATTGTCGTTTGGTTTGTCTGTGTACATATCTTCCCACCTCTTTTGCCATTTCTCAAACTGCAAAAAAAAAACGCCCAATAGCCTAACGCTTCAGGAACTCGCAACCCTTTAATATCAACGCCCGTATACGTCTTAATAATCAATTGAGATGCTGCAATCTCAGGAAGTTCTAACTCATTCACGCGCTTAAATTCGGCTTCTGAATTAATCAACTGCAACCATGTACCCTGCTCAATAGATAGTTCTTTTACTTCGTCAGGTACTTCAATATATTCGGGTTTCTCGTTCCAAAAAAAGCCGCAAGAATTGAAGATAAAGGATTGAGACTCTAAACTCATTTCGTTAAAATCCTTCGTGCTTATTCCTGTAAGTGCTTCAATCGCTTCTGTAGTGTCATCGGTGCAAAGAGCGTTCACGTAGTCAATCCATTGCAGGTCATCAAACGACTGAGGTATCTTCTTGTCCTCAATCCCTCTTTCGGTTATGACTTTAATGCTTACCATTTAATTTACCAAAGATAACGTTTTCATAATTAACCGAATGTACGAACTCTCATCTTACCTTTCTTGTTTAGTTTCAACTCCATCTCCAAATAACGAGCAGCATCAATTGCGTGATTCCAGGCATCAATAGGCTTGTTAATCTCCATACCGTCCCTATCCTTTGCCCAGCAATAATTTTGTAGTTCCTTTCTTAAATTGGTGCTTCGCTTAGTAATTTGAAATGGTTGTTCTTGCATTAGTCCAACCCCGTACATAATCGAATCCGCACCTTTGGTTACTGGCTTCAAGGTGAAACCATAACGGTTAATATCTGCAATACTTTTCGGGTCTGCACTATCAGCGTAACCAATCATTTGTTTGGTAATGTCGTTCTCTTTCAATAGGTCTGCAATGTCTGAATTAAGTAACCCCGTCCGATACACCACCTCATTGTATATTCTAACCCCGTTATATTCATAACCCATTATTACAGATGTCGGGTCATTACTGTAGCCGAAATCAATAGAGTAGCCTACAAACTTCGCATCCTGGGGCAAGCTGTCAATCTCTGACCAATTGGAAAACACAACGCCTCGCAGACTCCCAATATTACCCATACCGTAGACATTCCAAAGATTAGCCCAATATTCGCTAACTAGTTCGGGCGGCTGTTGACCTTCAACGTAATCAACTCCATAAGCCAACCTGTAATAGTTTAGAATCTCATTGCGTTCGTTATCGTCTAACATCTCATTATCTTGAAAAGTTAGCTGAATGAAGTCACAATCATCTCTACCTATCACCTCTTTGTCAATGAAGAAAGGAGCATCAGGATTGTAATCCGAATAGACCTTTTTAGCCCTAGATGCCACTTGTCTGTAGCTTTCTGAATCGCATTTGTTCACCTCATTGAAGTATGCAATGTCGGAGCGTAGACCCTTACCAACATCTGACTTGTCCAACCCTATAAACTTGATGAATGAACCGTTAGGAAACCGATACAAAGTACCTGCTAAGAACTTAGATTCAACGTATAGACCTGATAGCTTCATTATCTTAACAAAGTCCTTAATGACCGTTAGCCGCATCTTGGTTAACTCTGAAGATATAATCAATATCTCTTTGTTCGGTTGGCTTGATGCGTGATTGATTAGCAGTATCAGTATAGATATTGTCTTACCGCTACCCTGACCACCTCGAATTACTTTAACGCGCTTCTTTAGACCTGCTATCTTACGGAGTGCCGTGGTCTGCGCTATCATCTAACGGGTCTATGTTTAGTATGCTAACGTTTGCGTTTACATTTGTCTCGTTCTTCTCAGCTAGTCCAGCAATCCTATTACCCATACTCGCATTGAAGAAACCTAATAGCGTTCCTGTCTTAATGTTGTCGTTCCTTTCTGCCTTTATACGCGTAAGGATGCCCCCAAAGTCATCGTAATAACCATTGTCATTATCAAAGTAATGATGGATATGTCTATTGTATTTATCGTAATACCAAACAAAGAAACCATCAATATCATAAGGCATTGGAGGGTTATCTGTTACTCGTTCGCCATCCTTACCAACGTATTGAACTTTCGCCCATTTAGTAGCCTGACTATCAACATAGCTTTTGTAGTCGTTCCAAGCACTTAACAACTCATCAGGCGTTTTAAATATCCTTGTAGGGTGTATGTTTCCGTTCTTTGCCATATTACAAAGGTAATCAATTACATAAGATGATGCGTTAGCCTAGCCACCTGACCGTTACTGAACGAATGAACAAAACCCTCAATAGCTTTCTTTGCTCCAACATATCCATTTCTGTGATGCCAGGAGTCTGATGGGCTGGGTGTTCTTAGGTATTCAGCTGTAACCCCTATGAAGTCTTTGCCGCTCATAAATTTGTGAGTTTGCTTGTGATGTAGGTGGTGCAGGTAGATGTATCTGTAAGGGCAATCAGCAAACATTTGTGGTGCTTCCGTTGCCATCAACAAGGGCGTGTCGGCTAACTTCGCCCCATCCCCGTGACTTGTAGCAATCATATTGACCCCGTACTTCGTGTACTTCCTATGGCAGATACTAACGTCAAAAGTTACGTTCTTTGAGTGTCTGAAATAAGCCTCAATAGTTTGGGCTAACATAAACCCACTCATATAATCGTGGTTGGAAGGATTGAAGATTATCTCAACATCTGAATAAGGTAGTATGCGCTCAATAGCCCTAACGTACATTTCTTTGGCGGCTATAAACGCTTCGTGCCACATTCCGCTAGTGTCTTGCGGTGTTCCGCTTGTGGTCGTTCGTTTAGGCGTGTCAATGTGAAGGCAATCGTTGCCTATTACAAAGATGACTTTATCAATGTCAAACCCTTGCGCTTTAGATAGTATTCCGCTAATGCCTTCATCAACTTGGTTTACTGATTTCTCAATATCGTAATTGCTCCCCGTTTCAGATTTGGTTGCCAACTTGCCAACGTGAATATCCGCTGGGTCTAGCACTAAGCAATGAGGGTCTGATACTTTTACCCTCTTTATCTTCTTGAACTTTGGCGAATAGCTTTGTAAATCCTTTAGTATCGGCTCAAATGTTTGCTCTAACGTTTGCCCTTCATTTTTTGCGAAGATTGAGAACTTCTCAGACTTGTGCCAGTAGTGCTTAACGTCTTTGATGTCAATGCCTGATGCCTTGCATTGCTCTAGAAGTTCGGGTAAATGACCGTGTTCCCTCCATACATCAATGAACGTTTTTTCTTCGCTTGTTAGTCTGTATCTATTACCTTTTCCCGAACCAGCTTTGTAGCGCATTATTTAATCTTGGTGTTTAATAACCTCCCAAAAATCAGGGTCGTGTTTTGCTATCTTTTCACTTGCATACTTCCAATAAGCCTTTGAGAAATCAATTGCTTCTTTGTCTGATTCCAAACCTAAGTCACATTGTATGCTTCGGTTGACACTTAGTAAAGAGTCTATTGCTTCTTTGGTTTCCTCGTTTTCTTGATATCTGCTCATTCCGCTAATTTAATCAATAAGTGCTTAACATCATTTCCGCATCGTTCCACATCAACGCATCACGCCAACCGCAATCACAAAGATAACTAGGTTTTGTTTGCGCTTCAATCTTTTTCTGTTCCACTTTGTCAATGTTGCCTAGTGGAGACAATAGACAAGCTAGTGTAAATAGTCGGAGTATGTTCATCATAATAGTTCAGGGTGATAGTTCTCTTTTCCTTCCTTGACAACCTTATAGCCTAGCATCTGCATAATATCGTCAACTGGATGTTTGAACGAATTATCCCATTCGTACCACTCATTGAACTTCTTTATGGAGTGAATGATGGTTGCGTGGTTTAGCCCTGCATACTCAGCAATCTTGGTAAATGTCAATACGTTGCTGCGTTGCTTTCTAGTTAGCCAAAACAGAATTGACCTAGCTAAGATGTACTCTCGTTGCCGTGTCTTAGATGAAAGCATTGTGTTGTAATCAATCCCGAAGTAATCGGCTATTATTTGCGCGTGACCTTTGAAGTCAACCTCTTGCACTTTGAACCCCGTTCTAGGTTCTGAACTGCAAACCATTGCTTTCAGTTTTATACGGTACTCAGCTACCATTTTTTCAATTAGTAAATCTTCTTGTTCAGTCATTGTATTTTTGTTTTATCGTTTCTATTATCGCCCTTACTCCGCAAAGAATGAAGAAACAGTAAATGCGTAGGGTTGTTATCATTGGAATAGTTCTGTTTGCGTTGTGTCTTTCTTTCGAATAATACCCAAAGCCGTAACGTACTTTTCCCCTTTAAAATACTCCTTTGCGTATTTGTGAATCGGCTTATCTTTTAATTCCCTTGTGCAATGTCTCCATAATTTAGACGGAAGTCCATACTTCTTGATTACATCTTCAAACGGTTCACCTTTACGGCTTGCGTTTTCATAGCTTACTATTCTGTAATCTGTACCGTTTCCTTTACCATCCTTTACCCACGCCTCAAGCCATTCAATGTCAATGTCAAATTCCGTTGAGCACTTATTAATAAAGTCAAGCGTTTCTGGTAATTCCTTTCCCGTGTTAGCAAACAGAAATAGTTTGTTGTAGTCTTTGTATTGTGGCAACTCGTTAATTAAAGTAGCCATAAAAGCGGAGGTTCTACCACCTGAGAATGTTATTAGTATATTCTTCATTTTCTTTTTTTTTATAGACCGCAATGTCCTGAGTCGCATTCGTTAAAATCATCATCAAACAACTCACCTTGCGGATTCCATTTCTTAATCTGCTCATAAGCAACATCACTTCGGAAAGTTCCTTTGCTTCCGTTTTCAATATCTGTAAACCATTGCATCTTTCGTCCCTCCTTGTCAAACATCTTTCTCAATAACAACGGGCTTCTCCAATGGCAACCCACGCAGTTATTCATATAAGCAAAACGAACATCTTTATCCTTCCAAAATTCCTCAATAGTGTCTTTGTAAATATTGCCATCTATCAACGGAAACTCAGGCTTACAATAGTCGACTTCTTTCCATTTGTTTCTTCCGTCTTTGTGCTTTTCAAAGGTTGCCTTTACCCTTGTGAATCCGTTTACCGTTTTCTCAAGCATACGCTCTGCTCGTCCCGTTTCATTTGCTCGATAACCAAAGCGCATTTCAACTGGTTCTTTTAGGTTCTCATAAATCCAATGTAGAATCGGCATCGTTTTTAAGTCCGTTGTGCAGTATCTAGCCATCTTGTTAGGCAAGTACCCACCGTGATTCTTTATGACTTGCCTGGAGCATTATGATATGCCATAGGCTTCCTATTATGCTATAAATGAAAATAGCTTGCAATAACGTTATCATTGTTCGTCTACTATTTCTTCAAATCTAACGCTGTGTTGCGCTTCTGTTACATCTAAGTTAGCATCTTCAAAATATGTAATTGCTTCATATCTGGTTGTTGCTATACATACTGCTATCAACTCTTCTTTAATATTGTAATAGCTCCATTTAATTTTACAAATTCCGTTTTTCATTTTTCTACGTCTTTTCCAGTTACTCCAATTATATTAAACATCTCGTGCATTCTTGACTCGATTCTCTTGCCGTATTTCTTAGCCATCATCTCAGCGTTAAGGTTACTCGTGGCAAACGTTAGGTAGCCTTTGTTAGTGTATAGCTGGTGGCGTTGGGTAAGCGTATCAATACCTACGTTTATTTCTGTTCCGTATCTCTTTATGGAAGAATGCTCTTCTCCTAAGTCATCTATTCCGAACATCTTGCTTTGTAAGGCAGACTCTAAAGGATAAACGTCCGAGTGGTTCGAGTCTAATTGGTAAAGTCGTTCCATCTCAAAGCCCGTGAAGATGTTGAATTTAAACTTGTTAGTGTAGCCCATCATTAAACTAAGTGCCTTCAAGTAAACGGTCTTTCCTACTCCCGTGTTTCCCATCAAAATAATGCCTTTGGAAAGGTCGCCTTTGAACTGCTCAGATTGAACGCAATACCTGACAAGTTGGTCAGTAGTTGCTGGGCTTACGTCTCTCCAGTTCGGAACGATAGACTTGCAGCATTCAATAAAAGCTAATCTTGCACCGTTAAATTTCTCTTCTCCGTATGGCTTTAGTTTGTAAACTGTTGAGCCGTTGTTCAGGTGGTTTAAATAGTCTTGTATCATTTGAATAGTTCTGTTTGCGCTGTGTCTTTCTTGCGTATTATTCCAAGAGCCGTTTCAAATATAGTTCTACCAGCTTCGTAATCTACCAAGTTACGGGCAATCTTCACATTGCTTTGATTTCCTTTATACTTTTTAAAATCATAATCGTGAAACTTTGATAGTTCTACAACTTCGTTTTTTGCGTGTCCTAATTCGGGGTTTTTTCTATCGGTCAAGACATTTGGAAAGTTAAAGTTTGTCCAATACAAATGCCGCCCTCGTTTCTTTGCTGCTATTAATGGTTCATAATACGGAACTACATTTTCAATAACAAATTTACCTTTGAATCTAGCGTCCTTACCATTAGCAACATTATTCATCATAATAATTTCTTGGTAAAGTTTCATATCTGGGTATAGTGTTTTATATTTTGGATTGTATGCTCTTGCTATGCTATGTGTTGGGCAAGGTGGAGAACTCCAAATAAAGCCAAACTCTTGGTAATGGTCTAACAAATACTGATGAGCATCTGCCACAATAACCGTGTCATTTGGAAAACGCTCTTGATACATTCTCGCAAGTTCGGGGTCTAACTCCACCGCAGTTACTTCTAATTCAATACCAGCCTCTTCAGCCACTTCGTCCCACTTGAATCTGTTGCCACCAAGACAGGCGTAAAGGTTCAGCACTTTCAAGGTCTTGAACGCAGAACTACCGTTATTTTTCACTTCGTGCATCTCGTTAATTTTGACCAAATGTAATTATATTACCTTAACTTGCAACTATATTTTAAAAATAATTTCATTAGTCAACTATTACTACATCATTCTCAATAACCTGCTCAATAGCATTCTGGCAAGCCTCGGTTAACTCTATCAGATTCCTATCGGTGCTGCCATTCTTGTAGACGTTATCAAGGAATAAATCTAATTCCTTCTCAAGCCCTCGCATCCTACGAAATAGGCTTTTCTTTTGCTTACTGTTGCCTCCGAAATCATCTAGTAAGTCTGACGTAAATTGCAATGCTACAATTAATTTGAATGCTTTCTTTTCTTGTTCTTTCATTGTTTAGTTATTTAGGTAATTCTTTAAATCTTCATAGTCTTTCGGCTCTGACACGAATACGATAAAACCGTCCGCGCGCAGCTTCTTAATTTGATACTGTTGCACTTTGCTCAACACCCCACCCGTATCTTTCACCTCAATAAACAAAGGCGGTCTATCGGGTTTAAATGCCATTAGGTCAGGCAATCCGTTTACTGTTGCACGTAGTATTTTAATAACAGTCCAGCCGTTAGCTTCTGCGAACTTCTTTATTTTGGTTTGATACTTTGCTTCCATTGTTCAAAGTGTTTTTGCGTGAAACTTTCTTTTAATTTGACCTTCTTATAAATCTGTAACTCAATACCATTTTCTGCCATTATGAACCACACTTCAGGCGGTGTTTCTCTATCCTTTGATGTGGCTCTATCCCTTCCTTGTAGGTAGCTTAAGGCACTAAACTCAATATTGTAATAAACTAAGCAATCAGCACTAGATAAATTAACGCCCTCTCGGCTGCTTCTAATCTGACCAACGTATGTAGCCTCAGAATCTAAATTAAACGCTTCAGGGTTATCCGTACAGTTTGGAATCATTGCCTTAATCATTGCAGCTTCTTCCTGGTAGACCGTGAAGATGGCTATTTTACGACCTTCAAACTTTCGGATGATAGCTTTGACTTTCGTGTTATCAACTTGCCTTGTTTCGTTCTCGCAGATTACAGTACCTCCACAAAGTTGGTGAACCTTTGACTGCATTTTTACGCCAGTATCCGCTAGTATTACATCCTCTTTACCCTCATAAATCCCATCGTTTGAGATGGCTTTAATCATCTTGTAAGTTGATGGTCGCATTGGAACGGTCAAAACGTTCTCAATTATTGTTTGCGTGAACCCAGCTTGTTTCTGCGTGTACGATAGCATCAAAGGTCTAACGTAAGGCTCTATCTGATTCCATCTAGCATTAGAATAGTCATTGACTGCCTGACCAGTACCCACGTATGTTTTACCAATAGTCACGAAGTCTTTTGCCCAGGCGTAGAAATTACGGTACTTAGCGAAAGGGCTAAACGGATGCAGTTGGAACTGATGGAATAGCTGAGAAAATCCTTCAGGACTTGGTGTACCTGATAAAAGAATTACGTAGCTGTTTTGGTCAATCATTGCCTTCAATTGCTTATAACGCTTTGACGGCTTCGGAAACGTTCCGCAACAATGCGCCTCATCAATAACAAAGTATTTAAACTTCTCAGTTACCTTGTGAAGGCTCTCGTAGTTGGTTACTACGGCATCAAAACCGATTAGTTTAGCATCCTCCTCAATTGACTTAATAGCTTTCTTTTTCGTTACGAATAGGCATCTATCAGCACCTATCTTTTGAAGCGTGGCTAATGCGGTTAGGGTTTTCCCAGTTCTCACTTCCATTGACAAGTAAACGAGTCGTCTTTTAGTTAAGACGTTAGACGCTTGGTCGGATAGTGTTTCTTGGTAATCTCTAAGTTTAATCATATCTCAAAAGGGTCTGAATAGTCAATATCATCTATGTTTTCCATTTCCGTTTGGTTATCTCCATCCTCAAACTTTATCCATCTGAAATGGCTTTTTCCTTGTGATACTTTTAAGCCTTTGAAACTTCCGTATGATTCCAGCCAACCTGTGAATTTTCGTTGTGATAGCTTTCGGTCAAAATCTTTATACTCTAAAACAAACTCGCCAAACTTCAATGCTTTATCTAGCCTTTCATTAATAGGTAGATTTTCATCACACCACTCAACAAACTCTGAAGACGTTTCTTTGATGAACTTTCTTTGCTCCAAGTTGACAGATTCGTGCGCTACTAAACCGTTAGCTAAATAGTATTGAACGCATCCAATCATAAAGTCATCAAACCGCTTCCATTCAGCCGCATCCCAATCATCAAACAGCATCTTGCCAAACTCATCAAATGGAGTATGGTGTGAACCAAAGTAGCTGCTAAATTCAATCTCGAACTTTCTACGCTCAAACGAACCACCAACGCCTCCAATGGTGTAGTTAGTAGTTATGACCACTTTAGGCGAACGGCTAACAGGTACGTGAATAGCATCCTTGTTTTTTTTCTCTAAAGTTATGCCTTCAGTAATCAAACTAAATAACTGCTCAAAGGCGAAGTTCTTTTTCACATCGTCAAAGACCAGCACCTGGGTATCTGCTCCAACCGTTTGATATGGAAATGATTTATCGAAACTGAATTGCTTACCGTCCAAAGTAGCTACTCTTTTCATATGGTTGATGGCGTTGCAGAACATACCCTTTCCACTTCCACCGTTGGGGTTGTCGCTTATCAATTCATCATTCATTATGATAGCCCTATTTTGTCCTGAAGTCTTGCAAGAATGGAGCAAGTAACCGATAACTGAACGAAAGGAATTAAAACGCTGTTCATCGTTTGCGGTAACCAACCTTAAAAATTTCTCATACATCCCACTAATTGAACGCTCTGCCGTATATTCCCTATCAATTACGTGCTTTTTCCAAACAAACCCATCAAGGTCAATGTAGTCTATTGGTTTCACTTCATTCTTTGTAATCTCTAAAGCGCAGTTATTAAAATATAAGTAGCAAGTAGTATCTGTGTCCTTCTTTAGATTTACTTCCGCGGTTTGAAGCATTGACAAATAATCCTCTTTAAATAGCCGCGTTTGGTTAGCCATAAAATCGTATGGAGCATAGCCGATATCAGTTCTTTCGGACAAGTAATCTAGAACAAAATCCTTTATAAAAGTTGGCGCAGTATCTTCTAGCAAATTACTATCAATTTTTACGAATAGATAAGACATAGCACCCTCAGGAAAGAACTTGCAGAACTGGTTTTGCTCCAGAAAGAACTTGTATTTGTGTGGGCTTAGTTGAACCTTTCCTTTGTCAGTATAGCCCCAAAAATCGGTGACGGCTAGTGTATCTTTAACAGACTCAAGAGCGGATTCTAAATCTTTTATTTCAGGAAGAACTTTTGCTATTTCAGATTGCTTCTTTCCTGACCTTATCAGCTTTTCAACCTTCGCTTTTGCGTGGTCATCTTCAAAGAATCTTGTCCCGTGTCTTTCGGTGCTTCTATAAGCAGACTTAACAACTCTACTTATTTCAGTTTCGGTAAATGGCTCATCACCACCTTGAGCGTATTGGTGCAGGTGCCTTTCAGCTTCGTTTTGGTTAATGCCGAAAGAGTTTAAAGCATTGGCAAACTTATACATATTTTGGTTTCTGCTTCCTTTAGTATTACCATACTTCTTTTCCCACCAAGTAGTTAAGTTAGAAATAATACGGTTCTCGCTTTGGACTGGAATAAAGCATTCATCCATATTTTTACCAACGCTTTGCTCGTCAGGCTCTGCAATCTCAACCCAGGTTAAAGCATCCACGTTTAGATAAAGTTCGGGGTCATAACTTTCGTAGCAAACTCTACTAATATCACTAACACTTTTATCAAAATATTCACAGTCCCAAACTAGTGCAATCGAATCAAAGTAAGCTTTGTGTTTAGACGGGTCAGGTGGTATTCTCACTAGTACCTTTAATCCGTTACCGCTGGGGCTAGTAAAAACTGAATAGGTGTATTCCCAAGCCTCTAAAGTGTCGCGGTAAGATTGGAGCATATCAGCATCGGGGAATTTGTCAAAGTCTAAGCATATTAAACCGCTTGGTTGTTTTAATCCTGATATTGAACGATTCGTAAACGTTCCGCTGAAACAAATAGAAGGAAGCCACTTCTTTAATTCATCACGCTTTCCCTTGTCCGATTCTAATCTAATACGGCTCAGTAGTTCTTTGCTGTTGCCGTTCTTTATGCGACTTAGCGCAAAGTCAACAGACCTATTAAACCCAGCGGCTGTTGCTAGAATGTTTTTGAATATGGTTATTGTCATTTTAAATAACCCTAAAGGAGCAGTATGTGCCAACATACCCAAATGCGCTACCGACCAGGTAGGAACGCATAAGTTGCCCCTTTAGGAATTTCTTTTTAGTACGTTTTTCTGTAACCTGGTCATTCTAAAGAATCCGCTTTTGGCTTGCGAACAATGCAAATGTAAATAATAATTCAATACCACAACACATTTATTTTCTTTTTTAAAAAAGCACTAGTGTACACAAATTACGCCACATCGAAAAACCACTAAGGCGTTAGAGTATCAATGAGTTACGCCATTTACGCCCTATCTTTATCTTTTTTCAGATTTTCAAAATAAAAAAAATAGCCCGATTCGTCAAAGTAAAAAAGAATAGAGAGTAGGGAATTAGTGTATAAGTCGTAGATAGGGCGTAAAAAAACCCCCACCGATATGGCAGGGGCTTGGTTAAGGGGTTGGATTAGATTTTAAAAGGGCAGAATCTCAATTTCTTCATATTCAATCGGTTGTGGCGTTTGCGCGGCTTGCTCAACTCGTTCGCCTGCCATTACTTTCCACGCCTGGAGACTTGTGTAGTACTTGCCTTTCCACTCGTTTGTCCGTATGTTAAAGCTAACCTCAACTTCTTGCCCTAGCTTGTTGTACTTGATGAAATTATCGACTTTTTCCGTGCCGAATATTTCAAATGCAAAGATTTGTTCAGCCCCTTCGTAGCCGTTATTATTGGCAATTACGAAATTGAGTTTTTTCCATTCTTTGCCGTTTTGCGAAGTACCTGACTCAACTGGTAGCACATTCTTGATTGTTCCTTTTTCTTTGTATTCCATTTTTATTATTGATTATTTGATTACTTAATTACTTAATTTGCAAGTTGTATCTAGTCTCAATCTCGAATCCTTCAACCGTTTCGCCTTCCTTGATAGCCTTTTTGATAGCTGTTAGATTGGGCTTTGAGGTCTCAGGTACTACGGTAACAAACTCATCGTCTAGTTTGACTTCATCCATTGTACAGATAACGCCCTCTGATTTGCGAAAGTTGATTTTCAGCGTTTCGGTTTTGATTTCGTTGATGCCGTACAAGTCCATTGCAATGTGAATGTTTTGCTTTAACCTGGTAGACTTGTTTTGTTCCGTCTTTTTAAGCCCTTGTAACCGCTTAATTTCAGCATCAATAGCAGTAATAGTATCATCAGCTTCTTTGATTATGTAGGCATACGCTACGGCTTTCCCTTGCAGTTGTGATTCGTTTATCGCTAGAGCAGTTTCCAGTTCGGGAGTCAGTTCCCCATCCTCCAATTGGTTGGTTATTTCCAAGTATTCTGCTTCGATGTTGTAAAGTGATTTCTTCATTTTCTTGTTCTCTTAATTGGTTAAAAATTTCTTTGCTCATTTTAAAACGTCATCCATTAACGCGGTTTTGTTTACTTCCGTTAAGGCATATTTCCCTTCGATTGCTGAAATTAACCCTCCATCAACTAGGTACTGAACAGCCTTGCTCCATTCGGTAGATTTTGGTTTTAACTCAGGCTTTGCTGCTTGTCGTTTAGGTGGTGCGCTTGCCTTTTGACCATCGTCATCCTCATCAATGTTTAATGATAAGATTGCGCCCAAAGCGTACCGTCTAGCATAAGTAATTGCGCTCCCTAGTTTCTGTGGGTCTGTAGCATCCTTAACAGGCGTGGAAGAAACCGAACTAATCCATTCTCCTGACTCGTGCAAAAGAAGCGTTGTAAGCCCTTCAATGCTCGGCAACTGTAAAACACTAAGCCCGTTGTCATTTAGTGGCTTTGTGACCGCTTCAATAATGTTTGAAAGACTTGCGTACTTATTTTTGAAGAATGGGTTTTTGGCATCCTTAGAAACCTTCCCCACTACCGAATGAAACTTTACCATTGCTTTGGCTAGTTCCGTTATTGATTCTGACTTGTTCATTGTTCTAGTTTTTAAATGGTTGTTAATGCTTGTTTGAATTGATGCCACTCTTTTACTAACGGGTCTTTTTCAAGCCCAGCTAGTTTGGCGTATTTCATTGAGTTGCCTAATTGCTCTTTGCATCGGCTTTTAATGATGTTTGTAATTACCCTAGACCTCAAAGGACATTCGCTTAGTTCCACTTTCATTGCTCAATTAGTTTAATACCGTTAATAGTTAACCACTTCTCAGCCCGTTTCAACACCTTACTATGTTTAGGTGTGAAGCGTTTGAAGTTTCCGTTCATTACGCGGTAAGCAAAGGAGTAATTGACCTTTAGAATGTCCGCGATTTCTTTTAGCGCGCCTGAAGGTAGAGCCTTGCCGACCTTTCTGCACTTGTCTTGATTTTGTTCTTTCATTACTTAAATAATTAGTTCGGTGCGAATCTACGGATTAGTTTTGGATTAAAAAAATATTTCAAATTATTTTCAAAACATAGTTGCAATTAAAAGTAATAGTTATATTTGTCAAACATTTAATAACAGAACGAGATGAAAAATTTAGAAGTATCAAAAAAGTGGAACAGCTTAGACAACTCAGAGAAGTTGGAAGTTATAGAGCAAGGAATTGATTGCTTTTCCGTATCAGAAGGTAGCCTTTTCATAAGAGCATTCAGAGATGGTAGCGTTTGCGCTTACATTCAAAAAAAAGCCGATAACCACCTAATGGCTGAGGCTGTTAGTCAAGACACATTGGCAACTCTATTTGATGCTGACCACGAATTTGAGGAAGAAGATGCTGAAGTAATTTTAACCTGGATGAACGAGCAGCTATAAATAATAATTGAAAACAACTTAATAACAGACTAATATGGAATTTGAATTTGAAACAACGATAGAGTTAGCAGACGTTACAATTAGATTTGACTACTCTCCCGAAGAAGCTATGGTTATGTATTACTCCGATGGTAGTGGTTATCCTGGATGCTCGGCATCCATTGATAATTACGATGTAAACTTTGAAACCAAAAAGTTTAACTCAATCACTCACAGATGGGAAGTATTTCAGCAAGACATCACAGACTTCGTTGAAGATATGGGTGTAGATATTGAAGAACTTTGCTTTGAACACATTAATAATTTAGGATAATGAAATACAAAATCACAAACAACTTTGACGAATCGTGCGTTTTCACATCGTCAACAGGTCAGGATTTAAAGGATGAAATCAGATTCTTAGCGAGGAAGCTAGGTAAGTTAATAACAGACTTTAAAATTGAAAAACTATGAACATCTATTACAACCAAACTCAAGATGCAGCCGTGCTGGATTATTTTAATCGTTACGATAATTTAGGCGCAACGCCTGAGAGAGTTCTACGCCACTTTAGGATAATGGAGAAGCTATCGGAACGAAGATGGCACAACACGCCCGTTGGTAGCATACGAAGGTCTTTCAGCAACCTAAAGAACAAGGGCTTAATCCATAAATCAGAAGTTAAGATAACTGGAGATTACGGTAAGCCCGTTACGGTTTGGCATTTGACCGAATAATTATACAAATGAAGTAATCGACTGTGTTATTTGTATGGTAACAACATTGTGATTCACAACATTGTGAGTTACTTCTTTAACCGAATGACCTGCCCAGCGCGAAGGGTTACAAAGTGACTTGAGCCTGCCATATATCCAACAGAAAAGTAAGTTCCTGATTTGAACTTTAGACCGATGTCTGCACCAACGTAGAAACTATTGAATTGATTAGCGTAAGTCATTCCCAAACCACTTTGGAAGGATGCGATTAGTTGGAACTTGTCAGGCTTGTAGGTGTTGATTGTAACGGGTCGGAGTACCTTGTAACTAAAGCCACGCCCCACTACCTTATTTCTAAAGATAGTGTCTTGAATAACGGCTTGTAAGGAACTATCTCTAATAGTGTCGATATACGTAACCGCTTGCGTTAGATAGTGGCTTAAAATGGCTGTGGTGTCTATTGGTTGGTCGTTGTAGATGTAAACCGTTGACCCGTTAAGATAGATAGTATCTTGAATGGTTGCGCTAGGTAGCCATCTTACCACTTCCTTTTCAACTATAATCGTATCAGGCAATGGCAAACGCGATTTAATCACGCGCTCAATTGAATCGTAGTTTATTTCGGTACGGTCGGGTTGTAGTGTAGTGTCTCCACAACCGCGCGTTAGTATCAGCGCAACTATAACGGCTGCAAGTACAGCTATTATAATCAGATTCGATTTGTTCATTGGGTTACTTCCAAAACAAACCCGTCAGGAGCAACTTCTAATAGCTTGTTTAACGTTGATTTGCTGGAAGTAATATCTGCCAAACCATCACCATCTAAATCAACAAAAGCCTTGCCGACTAAGATACAACCGCGAATATCTGACTTGCCGCTTTTCGGGTTTAATGACCCTGCGTAGTTGCCTTGATGGATTAGGATGAACGAACGACCAGGAACATCATTAACAATAAAGTGTTTAGGGTATTTTGCTGAAGTCCGAAAGTCCACATCATAATAACCTTCAGGTATGCAACTCACGTTCCTTTGGTTGTCTAACCACGGCAACTCCAAAGTGCGACATTTGAAAACTTCATCTCCCGTTTCTTCGTCCGTTAGCGTTAAAGTTCCGTGTGTTTGTTTAGGGTAATATTCGCGGCAAAGTGTAGCTATCATAACACTAAGTTTCCTTGTTCGTCAATTTCTGGAATGATGCCATATTCTAGCAGTCTCGCAATCCAAACTGATTCTTCTATTGTTGTTTCCCAAACTTGAATAGTATCGGTGCGCTGATTTGGGTCTGTCCATCCGTAACCTAATACAGATTCTTTGTCTTCGCCATCAAAGGTTATCCAATACGTTCTAACTGATGGGTTTATAATACTGTTCATTTTCTAAATTTTAAATTCCACCGCCATCAGTAATTGTCCAACCATAAGTTGAGATAAGGCTTGTTCTTGCTGTTTCGGCAGCCGAACCAAGTGTATATGTTGATGTTCCAAAATGAAAGGCAACCGCATTAGTTGGTGCTTGTGCCTCCCACGCAACGAGCGTAGCATCATAATTTGCAGTTGAAAGTGTGCAATTGGCGAATGTGTTTCCTCCTCCTGTAATCGCTCCTATTGTCCAAGTGTCAACGCCTAAACCTTCGAATAAAGGATTTATGTTAAATACTCCGTTTAAATTTCCTTGCGGAATCCAACCGCTAACATCCGCCAAAGCACCTAATGCGCAACTTCTTAAACCATCGTTCCAATTCGTAACTCCGCTAACATCCCACGTTGAAAGGTCTTGGTTGCCTAGTGGTGTATTCAAAAAGGCTTGTCTTATATTAGTAACTCCACTATGGATTATTCCTTCAACATTTCCGATAAACGAAGTACATGAGTTAAGGAATAGATTAAAGTTTGTACATAATGAAAAATCCCACAATGAGAAGTTTACACTCGTTAGACTACTGCAATTGGAAAACATTGCTTTAGCAGCATTTGCGTGTGATATAACAGGAATGTCTGTCGCTGAAACATCAAGATTAGAACACCCGTGAAAAACCCTTATGCCTGCAAAATCAAAAGTTCCCCAATTACTCACATCTGAAATCTTTGCTTTATCGCCACCGTTAAAAAAAGCAAATGTGTTAATCGTTCCCGAAATGGTAATAGTCTTAATACCTGCAACTGCGTATGTGTGGGTGTTTGAAGTGTTCACCGTTCCATCACCCCAATCAACAGTAGCTATTCCTGATGTCATTGGTAACACAATAGTATCTGATGCCGAACCCGCTTGCGTAGTGTCCCAAATAGATATGAAGTTCGGGTTGACTGAAGAAAAGCTATTGAAATATGTAAACCGCCTAGACATACGTTCCTGTTATTTTAGCGAATCCAGCACCCGTTGTAATCGTTCTTTTGGCTGCAATGGTATCTCCAATTGATAACGCTGTTGGATTAACGAACGCGGCAAACCCCCCACCGTTTACATTGTAGGTAATATCTCCACTACTTCCATCGTCTGAAGTGCTTGTGAATGTTCCTGCGTTGTCTGAATCAATGGTTAGTGTTCCCGTTTCATCGTTTGTCGCTTCAAATCCAAACTTGATGAACAGGCTTTTAACTTGTGGTGTACACGTAAGATTTTGAACACTTGGAACACTTGAAGTAGTACCATCAGAATCTGTGAATGTAATATCAGGCAGAACTAAACTACCTTCAGCCGCAACCGTAGCCGAATAACTAGCATCTGAATTAGCAACCGTTGCATCGTCAACCCTCCAATATTGCCCTTGTTTACTACCTACTAATGTTGCGCCCGTTTCTTGTCTTACTTCGATGTTTTCCGTGTCTCCCGAAGGTATGTTTTCCATAAAAACACCGTTAATGTTAACGGTTGCATCTGCACAGGCTGCGCTAGTAACTTCCCAAGAATCACCATCCCAAGAACCTGAAGGTGAGCCGTCAAGGTTTACGACCAAATTAACAGAACCTTCAGCGACAACCGAACCAGTTGCCCCTAAACTATCACCGTTTACCGTAACTGTAGAATCTCCAATAACAGATGGATTTGCTTCAGTTCCGATTGGATTAGCCGCGCTATCTTGAATGACTTGGTTATTCGTTCCACCACTTACAATAGTCCCAATTGTTACCCCGTTGATTTGCTCGGTAACGTCAGCACCGTCTATAACTGTTACTGAATTAGTTGATGCGGTAATTGTTGTTTTGCTCTTTACGCTGGTCATTGCTTAGAGTAGTTTGATTTGATTACATCGTACAAATAGACTTCGCCCATTGTTTTGTACCCATCAGTCAATACTGCATCGTCAATATTTATGTACCATTCTAAATAGACCTTCCCAGCGTTCCAAGTTTTTGAATCTGATTCGAGTATCTGAATAGCGTATTGACCTTGAATAGTTGCTGAAGGCGTTGCAACTCCCCAACCTGTTGGCGCATTCTCTTTGAACTTTAGTAGCGTGTTGCCGCTATTATCTTTGATAATGTAACGAACGTCATTGATAGCCGCAAAAGGAATAGCTACGCCTGCGGAATCCGTGTGGTCTATTTCGACCAAATCACTCTCTCCCGTGTAAAGTGTTTTAAGTGCTGTTGGTGTTGCCATTACTTGTTTTTGTTCAATGGTTTTTCTTTGCCTTTTGGCGTTCCTATTATATTGTGAATAGCCATCGTCAACTCATTTACCTCAAGTTTCAAAGAGTTAATAACGTCAGCCATTGCACTATTTTCTTCCGCGCAATCTTTTCGTTCTTGTCGGCTAATCGTCAACTCGTTTTTTGTGAACTCAGCGAACTCTTTATATTCGGTTTTCAAAACCTGCAACTCCTTCACAGCTTCAGATTTGGCGGCTTGTTTTTGTGCAAAATAACCCACAACTACACCTCCCGTTCCTCCACCTAATACCTTCATAGCTGCGGCTAATAATGCGTTATCCATTTGATTAAGATGATTTGACGTAAAATTTAACTTTACAAATATAACTCATTGCCGTGTCAGTATAAAAGTTTGTGGTTGCAGATGATTCAACATTACTACTTATTCCCGTTAGAACCGCGTAACAAGTAACCGTGTTTGAAGTGTCAAATTCAGCGGTTACCAAGTCAGAAACTTGTTGGTTAATCCCGATTGTTCCATTTGCAATTATTGCCAGTAAAGTAGTTGACGGGTCGGCATTTTCAACAGTTGATTTCAAAACGCTCAAAGTTCGTTCTGTTGATACATATTCGTAATCTGCGAATGAAGAAACAGAAACAGCCGTGAAGTCTGATGGTATTCGTGAAGATGGTAATTCAACTAATGTACCTGCGTTGGTAAGTGCCATAGTTAGATTTCAATTAATCGGTAAGTAACGTAGATTGTAATGTCACTATCTCCAGCCGTTGGGTCTCCACTTGCAACCTTTACATTTAGCGCGGCATTATCAACTAACTGCGTTGCCGTTGCAGACGATAAAGTAGTGGCATCCGCAAACCGTCTAATCGTTGATGCTGAGTTCTTAATAACCGTTGATGCTTGGTTATCTGTTGCTCCAGCGGTTATCAATTCAAGGCTTGTATTGGTCGCGTAGGTAGCCGAATTGTAAACCATCTTCATTGAAGCACTCAAAACCTCAATAGCAAACCCTGCTCCAGGGGCGGCTACTATTTCTATTGGTGTTGTGTTCAAATGTAAAACGTCAGCCGTTGCAATAGTTAGTGATGCCGACTTAACGCAAACGCATTCAGCGTTACTATTCATCGTGTCAATTAAAGCCGTAAAATGCTCTTGCTTTGGCGTTTTACCTCGCTCAAAATAACTCTTTAGTACCGTCTTTGTAAAAATTGCCATTATCCTGTGTATATTATTTTACCGTTCTCATTAGTTAGGTAGATTCGTTCTCCCAATTTGTTTCCTATTCCTTTGCCAATCCCTCTAATTTGAAACCTAGACCTTTTTTGTACGTGGTCAACTTCGCTATAAACAACGCCATCTAGTACGTTATCTTGCTCATCCAAATAGTTAAGCATCGCTCTTCTTTTTAAGTCGCGTTGATTCTTCCAATAGTTCAGGAATGCCTGTAAATTATTGCCCGATACTGGTTGAGCCGTTTCGTTTGAAATCTGTTGTAATCCTTGGTGTGATACGTTCACACCTGCGTTAACTGAATAGCCGTAAAACGTAGCGTGTGCTAGATATGGTTGCACGTAATTGACAAAGAACGTTCCATGCTCTAATTCCTCCCAATCGGTTGTGTTATCCGTAGTTGGTTTTGAATCGCTGTTCGTTGTCACCGATTTCCACATCTTGAGAATACCAACTTCAGTCTCGTTTACCTTGTCATCTTCAACGTAACTATTCGTAACGCTCCACGCTTTCACATCTTCGGCTGCAAGTGTGTCAAGTACCGTGTAAAGGGCTGAAGGTAGCGTTGCGCGTAGTTGCTCCAAAGGTGGATAGATATACGGTAAAACCTTGTCATCTGAAACGTTGACGTTAATGGGTATTACTTTCGATTCAACCAAATATAGTTTGTCAATCATATCTCAGTTTGTTCTTTTGGTAAATAACCTTCCATTGATAAGCCAATTAATCCTCTGATTTCTTCATCACTCATTTTTTCGAGAACTTTTGTGGCAACTAATGGACTTAACGCGCTTAATGCATCAGATGTAGATGTTCCGCTTTCGCCATCTTCACTAGCTATTGGCGCATATCCTCCAAGTTCTCTAATTTCATCGGCTGTTAATTTATCAACTAGCCAATCGGGGACTATATCAATCAATTCTAGAGGGTCAATACTCCAATCGTATTGAGGAAAAACTATTTCCAAAGATTGACTAACCAACTTTTGATAATCCAATGCGGTTAACGAAAACAACTTAATAGTGTTAATTAATTCGTCATTGTTGCCTAACTGACTTGACCGCGCAAAGCCAGGAACAAGGATAGTTGGTACTTCCATCCCCCTGCATACCCTTCGCCCGATACGGTCAACCGCTTCTGTTGTTGAATTGAGTAGTTTCTCAGAACTAAACACCGTTAACTCAGGTGCTTCTTCCTTCTTGTCAACTTGAATGTGTAGAATCGGGTCGGCATCCTCACCGCAAAACCCTTCTACAGATTTATCAAAATAATCTTGCTCAGTTCGTCCGCTTTCGTCCTCCGTTACGTCATCAATTTCGCCAATGGTTGTAAGAATGGCATCGGGTCGAAATCCTTTCTTTACGTTGCGCCAATCCAAACGACCTAAAGCCGCATCAGATTCGATTTCTTCCATCGCAGCCCACGCTACAGGTTTCGGATAAATCTTTTGCCCTGCCTTCTGCTCATAATGGTAGACAATATCACCTACCTGGTAGCCGTATTCTTTTATTTGTTCTGCAACTCTTCTATTTCTGCTTTCGGGTGATTCGTGAGAATCGAAAACATCCATAAAAACACGGTCTTTTTTCAAGTCCTTGCCGTTGGCTAACTCATCGTTCACATAGTAACCGCCTTCATCAGTAGCCCTAACGTTCTCAAATTCTAAAGCGTACACTCTAAACGGTTCGCCTTTGATGTTGTAAACTACTTTCAAAGCAATGCCACGGAATAACCCTGCAAAGTCGGCTAATTCAGCCGCTAACTGGTTAGTAGTTTGACGAGCGTTAATCTTCATTGAAGAAACACCCGTATCTGCAAACCCTTTTCCCTTAATAAAGGTAGATTTCGTCTCCCGACAACTTGAAGCCGTTACGCTAGATTCTATCGCTAACAACAACTCGTTAGGCAATAGGTTATTTTTGCCGTAATCGTAACGATTCGCACTTTTATTGTGCTTAATCTCAGCAACTCGGTTCTGACCAACAACAGCCTTTTTGCTGAAGTTAGTTTTAACCTGTTTTGCTCTATTCTTTCCTTTGATAGCCACCGCTTAATCCTTTGGAGTTGCTTTCTTTTTTGCCTTTTCGACCAACACAATCACATCATCATACAACCCTCTACTCAATAGCTTCTTTGCAATGGCATCGGTCAGCGTGTCAGCCGTTACAATGCCTATTCCTTTGACCATTAAGCGGTCATTTTTGTGCTTTGTACTAAATCTATATTTGCTCATTTTCTTGGGTCTAATTAACCGCGTTAATTCAATGTAAGCTAGTATCTGTTCACTTCTGCAAGTTACGCAATAACTTAAACTAAAAACCTCCCAATGTAATGACATCAGAAGGCTTTTATTTACTTTTTCAAACGGTTGATTTATGACATCAACTATTCGCGCCTTAAAATCATTAGACAACTTGACCATCCAACACCGCAAGATTAACCGCTAGTGTTTCGCTCTCGTCATAAATCAAAGCAGCGTTAGGCATATCTCCCGTGAACGTCATAGTTACGCTGGTATCATCGTTGATAAGAACTCCGTGCTTCCACTCTCCTGCACTTGGAGACATTCCGTAGTTGTCAAATTTACCATCTGCATCATTAGCAATACCGAACACTTCAAGCGTTCCAGCGTTGCTTTCTGCAATGATAAAGACATCAACAGCATCGGCTAATACTTCGAGAGAATAACGCTCTGCACCCGACTTAGCGTAAAGAACAGCGTTGAAATTCTGCTTTCTCATATTCACGACATCACCAACTTCTAAAGTAGTGTTTGCTCCGTGCTTCAAGCGTTTGCCTGTAACTTTTTTGAACCCTGTCCCAGCAGCGAATGTAAAGGCTGTTACCTCATTCACCCCAGCGGTAATAGTTGCCCCGTCCAAATCGGCAATATTGCCAATGTAAAACGTTTTGTCGAAACCACCTTTCTTTTTTATTGCTTCGCAGCTCGGGTCTAGCGTTGCGAGCGCATTTGAACATCCTGACATTTGATTATCTTTTTTTAAAGTTAGGGGTTGACATTTGCCAACCCCTTAAATATTTACTATCCTCCGTAAAGAGTGATGTATTTTTGTCCGACCATCCAACAAGCCATTGTCTGAACGTTCTTGATGTATCGTTGCATTGCACCGTTAGCAACCTCTCCAATTTTCAAGGTAGAAACATCTGAAGATAAATCAACCAATACTTTCAAGTAACTTGGAATTGCGAAAATTCTGAATCCTACCAATGGCACAAAGTTTATCTTGTGACCGTTGTATGAGATAACCTCGCTATCTCCTGAACCTTCAACCAAGAAGTTGATTTGTTGAGCCGCGCCTACAGCGTTGTTAGCAATTTTAATCAATTGCTTGTCTCCAAGTGGAGCGTAAATCTCAGCAGGTTCTGAAGAGTGGTTAACAGCTTTTGAAGGTGCTGCTCCGTACATCTTAGCATACTCAGCCGCAATAGTTGCGCTAGTTACAGTTGCAATAGAAAGTACTTTTCTGTAATCTCCTAGACCTGCTCCTGGCGTGTCTTTTGCGTTTGATGCGTTATGCAATAGAACGGCTGGTAAAGAGTTCACCAAGTTAGTAGGCATTGCAGCGGCTAACGTTTGCGCTCCTGCGCTGATTGAACCTTGTGCGGCTCCTGGAGTAAGTCCAGCAATCAACGCTTTTTGAGCCGTAGTTGCTCCGTCCCATATCATATTCTCAACAGCCTCACCAATTGCTGGTGCTACTTGAATTAATACTTTTTGGTCAAACTCATCTGACATAATCTCGAATGCTCCTGCCTTCATTGAACGCTCAAATCTTGTTCCTTTCAAAGAGTTCTCATCAATGAAATCTTCGTATTGGAATGAAGTTAAAGCAACGCCTGTTTTGTTTACGTTAGCATCAATGTCACCTGTTGCTGTAACCGCTCCCGTGCTGAAAGCCGATACCGCTACGGTTGCGCTTGATTCGTAAACATCCGCGCCTGATTTGTGACCTTCTTGGATGTCGATTAGACCATCTCTGAAAGTGTTAGATTCTGCGTAGAGTTCCTGTTGGATTTGCTCTAACTCTGTTTGGTTGGTAGTACCACCCGTGTAATTTACTGCCATAATTATTTATTTTTAAATATTTTTATTTCGGTTTCTAACCACTCCAATTGTTCGGGAGTGCATTTATTTTTTAATACTTCGCTTGCCGTTTTCCCGTCAGGTAATGACTTTAAAAAGTCGGCATAAGAAACACCACTATCAAACGGGTTTAACACCTCGGTTAATGGTTGGCTTTTTATGCTTCTTTTTCTTGCCATTATTTCCCTCTGTTGAAATCCATTTTCTGCTTGTTCGTCATTTCTGCGTAAACAGTTGGAACTTCTCTTTTTGGTGCTTTGCCTTTGTCATTATCACCAACAACTAGATTAGACATTGAACCAAGCAACTTAGTTACCTTATTTAAGGCTTCAGTTGTTTTTTCCTGGTTCTCAATGATGGTTGCATTTGATGCTTCCAAAGATGCAACCTTGTCTTTCAACTCGGACACTTCTTTGTTTTCTTCATCAACTTCTTCCTCATCATCTTCAGAACTTGCAGCCATTACTTCAGAAACTAATCCTTCAGCTACAACAACCGAACGACCATCTGCAAGTGCATACTCGCCATCTGCGCTAGGTGTTTCCATTGACTCATCTGAGAATACAGCCGTACCTTCAGATAGTTCTCCGTTAAAATAAACAGAACCACCTTCAGCCAATTCAGCCGAAGCGTTTACAGTTTCATTTTCCGTTGGTACTTCTTCAGTTTCGTTCTTTGTTTTGAACGCTGTTGTGATGTTGTTGATAGTGTTTAACACATTATCAAGTACCGATTTTTCTTCTTTAACCATTTCTTTTTTCTTATTGTGCATTGCGGCTGCAAACATCTTGTTTGTGTAAACAACCGACCGATTACTATTTTCTACTTTTTCAGCTACTCCTAACTTACCCGTTGCGAACCCTAAACGAATAGATTCGTCACACGTTAGGTTAGTGGTTTGAGCCATCAACTGAGTCACCTCTACACGGTTATCCTCTCCAATAACGCTGCAATAGATGTCTATCAACTTCACCTGCTCCTTCTCAATCTCATTGGCAAACAGCCTCAAGTCTTCCGCTTCTAATTGCCAGGGCAAACCGAAAGCATCAACCCAAACTGGGTGAATGATTGAATCTGAATTTTGTGAAATAAGTCTTTGTTCACCAGCAAGGAAAAGAATCATTGCGGATGAGTTAACTTTGTAGCCGTGAGTAGTGATTGTTTTACCACAACCTTTGAGCATATCGTAAATTATACGCGCTTCGGAAGTAGAACCACCATCAGAACGAACTTCGAGAATAATCTCTGTTGCATCCTGGTGAGCATCTAGAAAGTCTCTAACGGTTACGGAAGAAAAGACGGGTTGAGATTCGTCAAACATCTCATCAAAAGAATCGTTTGGCGCAATGTCTCTGTCACAGATTAACTTCGGAATTTCCACCTTACAAAATTAACGCGGAGTTTCCTACCTTTGACAAAAACCAACCGTTAATGATATCACAAAAGAAAGACGATAACCCGAACCTAGTTAAGAATTGGTTAATCAGGGGGGCAAGAATAGACCCCGACACAGATAGACAATTTCAAAATAAGCTGAAGGAAACGGGGGATTCCCAAAGTGCTGTTATCCGCAAGGGTATTCGGAACTACATTAATTCTTAAACGCAAAAAAGCCGCGCTATTAAGCAACGGCTGATTGGGTTGATTTAGGGCGTTCTTATGGTTGCCCCTTTTTGTTTAGTTAAACGCTTTGCTTATAGCGTTGGCGTATGCCTCAGTTACTTTCTTTTCGTAGAATGCAATTAGTTCGTTATTGCTTTCTAGTTTTTCAGCTTTCAACTGGTTGATGATTCGGATTGTTGTTTGGATTGTCATAGTTTCTTTGTTTTTCTGTTGCTGTATTGCCTGACAAATATACACCTAAGTTTTAAACCTGCAACATTCTTTTAAAAATAATTTCATTTTTCTTATTGACAAGAACAAAGCCCCCTAATTGGAGGCTTTCAACATCTCTTTTGCTTTCACAATTCCGCTCAATGTATAAACGTCTATTTTATACAACTCTGCTAATTGAAAAACCTTGTGGAGCTGGTCAGAGTAGAACCAAACGACCTCGCCACTTCGCAAAGTGTGAGACTCGTACAACTGACCTCTTTCGTCTACTTTTCCCATTGTACACCGTTCCAGTTGTAAGTGAAAGACTTTGCAAGAACTCCGTTCACAAACTGTTGAAC